TTTAGAGTTAAACAGATTAGTTGTAAATGAGGGGTTAGATAAAAATTCATTAAGCTATTTTGTAAGCAATAGTATTAGTAAATTGCCAAAGCCCAAGATTATAGTTTCATTTTCTGACAATAATATGTTTCATAATGGGTATATATACCAAGCAACAAACTTTATATATACAGGAAAATCTTCTAATGATAGTATGTACATAGACAAAGATGGCAAGGAGTTTCATTTTAGAAATTTAGGACACTATCAAAAAAACAATAGGTTAAATGTTTCATTAATTAAAAGAAGATTAAACGAAGATGATATAGATAAAATTGAAATAGCTAATTATCTAAGAAATTATAAAGGAGAATGGACTGCTAAAAAATTAGATAAAATATTTGGATATAAAGATACTGCTGCTCATTGGTTTAGAACTGATGTAGGATTTAGTTTTGTTAAAGTAGATGATTGGGTTAAGTTAAAAGATTTACTAAATTTAGATGATACTTTTGATGATGTTATGTTGAAATTTGAATGGGTTGCAGATGTTAAAGAAATAATTAAAAAGCTAGAATTAAAAAAAGTAGAGATATTGCCAAAAAATAGATATGTTTTTATATCAGCAAATAAAAAAGATAAAAGAAAAATTTTATCTGAATTAAAATATAAAAGTTTAAAATACCCAAAAGGAGAAAACAAAAGATATGATTGTAATTACAAACCATTAATACAAACACAAATTTTTTAAAATGAAGATATTAACAATTGTATGGGGAATAATAATTCTACTTTGTATTTTAGAAGCAATTTTCTGTACTAAATTTGTAGACTATGAAAACAATTAAAATTAAATCAGGAGAAGTAAAGTGCCAATCAGATGCAGTTCTCTGGCACTTAAAAACTTATGGAAGTATTACAAGCTATCAAGCTATAAAAGAATATGGAGCTACTAGACTTTCAGCTATTATATTTAAACATAGAAAAGAAGGCTATAATATAGACAGTATGCCTTTGACTAAAAAAACAAGATTTGGAAGGAATACAAGAATAGCTAAGTATATCTATACAGCACCACCAAAAGAATTTATACAAGAAATTTTATGGGATTAAAAACCATAAGCAAACTAAAAAAAGAACTTGACAAGTGGTTTAGTATTTACATAAGACTAAGAGAAGCAAATGAATACGGAATGTGCCAATGCTTTACTTGCGGAATAGTAAGGCACTATAAAGAAGGAATGCAGAACGGACACTTTCAGTCTAGGAAACATTTAGCTACAAGATTTGATGAAGAGAATTGCCAAGTACAATGTGTCAAGTGTAATGTTTATGCTTGGGGCGAACAGTATAAATTTGCTTTAGGATTAGATGGAAAGTATGGAGAAGGAAAAGCTGAAGAACTACTATACTTAGCTAGGACAACTGTAAAGATAAGCCGTGTTGAATATAAAGAAAAGATAAGTTATTACAAATCGCTTGTTGATAAGTTAAAAAAAGAAAAAGGAATTGAGTAAACTTTTTTTTATCTTTGGCGTATGATAGAACCGATTTACTCAAGTGAAGAACACAAGCAAATAATTGAAACATATATAACTATGTGTACTGAGTTTGTAAAAGATGTAAGTACAAAATCTAAATACAATAATTTTTTAGACGTATTAGATACTGTCTTAGAATATCACAACAACTACGGTAAAGGATTAAGAGAAAACAACTTCTATGATTGGATAATGATTATCCCTATAAACTTATCAGTAGCAACAAATGGTTACTTTGCTGGTCTTGAAACTAAAAGAAACGCTACTACTATCAGAGCATACAAAACTATTTTAAGTGAAATTGTTTTTGATGTAGTAGATAAAATTGACGCTTTAGAACAAGTAAATGACTGAGATATACGCAGAAATATCTAAGCTAAGTACTTTCTTTAGAAAGATGTGTTACGGTATTACGCAAGATCAAGAAGCAATTAATGACGCTGTTCAGGAACTTATGATTTACTTCTTACAAATGAACCCTGATACATTAAAAAACATTTATGAAAAAGATGGTATTAAAGGTATTAAAGGTTACGGAGCAGTAGTCTTAAAAAGAAGTTTATCAAGTGTAAGAAGTCCTTTTTATTATAAGTATAAAAAATACTACACTAATTTAGTAGGGGTATATATGGTAAGCTCAAGTCAAAACAATTTTCATAAAAGTATATATAACTTGCCTGAAGAAAAAGAAGATAATTACAAATGGGAAAAGCTAGAAGAAATTGACAAAGTATTAGATAAGCAAACTTGGTACGATAAAAAGATATTTGAGCTTTATTATTCTGGGGAAACTTTAGACAGTCTAGCAAAGAAAACAGGAATAAGCAGAAACAGTTTATTCACTACAATAGATAAAGTTAGAGAAATACTTAAAAAAGAATTAAATGATTGATTGGTTAAGACATTTTTTAGGTTTATGTGGTGAGCCTCATCCGAATTTATGGACTATAATAGCAGGAGTTCCTATATTTAGTTATGCAATATTTAGAGTAAAAAGTATATTTACAAATAATAAAAATGAATAAGTTTTTTGTGCCTAATGAAGTGTATGAAGATAGGATTACTATTTGTAAGTCTTGTGTTTATTATTTTAAACCTACAGGAACTTGTAAAGACTGCGGTTGTTTTATGAAGATAAAGGCAAGACTTGCACCAATGGGCTGTAGTCAGAAGAAATGGGAAAAAACAACTAAGATAGAAACACCTGAAAGTTTACCGCAAGAAATAGTTGACGAAATTTTAGATATGTGGAAAGACTTAAAAACAGGTAGAGCAAAAGACCAGGCAGCAAAAAAGAGGATGATAGAAACATATAATACAATATACAATACTAACTACAATGTCAGAACTAATTGCGGTTCTTGTATATCAGCTTGCTTTGATGGAATAAAAAAACTATATAAAGAATATGCTAAGGGTTAAACTTAACTTAAATAACAAAGCGGTTATTTTCTTATTTTTTTTCCACCCCTTAGCGTATTTATAACTAAAACAATAGACATGAAAAGAACTTACAAATCAATTAAGTGGATATTAAAAAGCCACATTAAAAAGAATGTTAAAAGTCTTTGGACTTGGCAGAACGATAACTTTACTTGTATATTTGAAAATTATTCAGGTGATAGCAGAATATACACACCACATCAATTATTAAAATTATTAGAAAATGAAACAGAACAAGAAACTAATTAAAAACCTAGAAAATATGCCACCAATTGAATTAGATTATAAAGCTAATCCTGAGCCAAGTTACTACTCAGGTAAGAAGTACGGTTACTCAGCAAGAAAAGTAGTAGAAGACTTTCAGCCTGATAGCTACAACTTAGGAACTGCAATTACTTATCTTTTACGTGCAGGAAATAAGCCTGACAATCCTGCTAAACAAGATATACAAAAAGCAATTAATCATTTGCACTTTGAACTAGACAGATTAAGCAAATAAAAAATAATGAAAGAAACAATTGAATTAGTTACTTGGAAAGGAGTAGTCAAAAAATATGGATATAAAGAAGGAGAAAATAAAGGCACTAGATTTGGTTTGCAATTAACTTTAGATGGTATGAAAGACACTCAATTTATATGGTGTGAAACTAACTTAGAACGAAAGAAACTTTTTAAAACAATAATCCGAATTGCTAAGAATGAAGGAAGGGATTTAAAAATAATAGAATAAGATGACACTATATAGTTGCGAATGTGGTAAAGAAGAAAAAGAAGTTGGTAAAGCTACAATAGTCTTAAGAGATAAAAAGTGGGTAACTAAGGAAGCTCAATGTAGTTGCGGTAAATATATGGATAGCAAACCAACTGACGGAATGCCTAACTTAAAAAGAACAGAACCTAGTTTAAGTAAACAAAGGGATAAGCTATGGGCAGGAGCAAAAGAAAAACTAATAGGAACAAGAGGAGTAAATGAAGACTACTAAATGAAGTTTGTAATAAAAGACAATAGAGATAAGCAAAGCCTGTTTACTTACCTAAAAGAATTAGAGAACGACTACATAGTAAGTGTAAAGAAACAAAGAAACACAAGAAGCAATATGCAGAACAGTTACTATTGGAAATGTATCGTACAGGGATTAGCAGAAGAACTAGGATATTTTCCTAATGAAATGCATGATGCTTTAAGAGCTAAATTCTTATCTGAATACGAAATGATAAGTTATAACGATAATCAAATAGCAATAAATAAAATAGGAAGTACAACAGGTTTAAACACTAAAGCCTTTGAGCAATACACAGAACAAATAAGAGTATGGGCTTTAACTGACTTAGGCATAAGATTAATGTTACCGAACGAATACGAATGAATATAACAAACGAATGTAATATGGAGCTAATGGCTAGGTATCAAGATAATCACTTTGACTTAGCAATAGTTGACCCACCTTACGGTATAGGCATAAGTGGACAAAAAGAAAATAAAAAAGGTAAAAAGTCAGATAGAAAATATCATAAAGAAAAAGATTGGGATAACGCAATACCTAATAAAGAATATTTTAAGCAGTTATTTAGAGTTAGCAAAAATCAAATTATTTGGGGTGCTAATTATTTTGTAGAGCACTTAGACAAAGGAACTAAGGGGTGGGTGGTATGGGATAAAGCTCAGTACGGCTTAACAATGTCAGATTGTGAATTAGCTTATAGCAGCTTTCAAAAACCAACAAGAGTGTATATAAAAAATAGAGCTGTTTTAATAAGTCAAAACACAATACACCCTACAGAGAAACCTATTAAACTTTATGAATGGCTATTAATGAATTACGCAAAGGAAGGCGATAAAATACTAGACACACACTTAGGTAGTGGCTCAATAGCAATTGCGTGTCATAATCTTAAATACGACTTAACTGCTTGTGAGTTAGACAAAGAATATTACGAAGCAGCTATGAAAAGAATAGAAAAACATAAGCAGCAATTAAGTATGTTTTAAATAAATAACAATAATTTCTATTATATATTAAGGATTGAATAATCAATCTATTTCAATTATGGATAAACGAATAAACAACGGAGGCGCTAGAAAAGGTGCAGGGCGAAAGTCTAAGGCAGCAGAACAAAAGTTAATAGAGAACTTAACACCAATGAATGAAAAGGCGTTAAAGTCTTTAGAAAACGGTATTGACAAAAAAGAACAATGGGCGGTCAAGCTATTCTTTGAATACTTTTATGGTAAACCTCAACAAAGGGTAGATGTTACAACAAATGATGATAGTATCAATATGCCTTTAATAACATTTGTAGAAACTGATACTGAGTAATAAATATAACCCTCTATTTAATTCTGACGCTAGATACTTTATAATTACAGGCGGTAGGGGTTCAGGTAAGTCTTTTGCTGTAACAGTCTTTTTAACTTTACTTACTATGTCTAAGAACATAAGAGTATTGTTTACAAGATTTACAATGGTATCAGCTCACCTGTCAATTATTCCTGAGTTCTTAGAAAAGATTAGTCTGTTAGGTTTTGAAAACATCTTTAGTGTAAACAAAGCTGAGGTTTTAAATTTAGGAAACAAGTCAGACATTATATTTAGAGGTATTAAGACATCAGCAGGTAATCAGACAGCAAGTCTAAAGTCATTACAAGGAAT